AGCTCCCCTAGGGGAGCTGGGTCTGTATATGCCTAAAGCAATTAAGCGTTAGGGTTATCATATACAGTTCGGCATAGCCGGACTACCTCTTGTGTTAGTTATCAACAACTGATAGGACATAATCCAATGGCTACCAACGAAACCAGCACTCTTATGGAGTGCCCAATCCATTCACGCTGGACGCATCAATGCGAAAAGTGTGATGAAGTTGAACGGAATCGACGGTGGCTTAGGATAACGTCCTGTGCAGCTACTGTTGATGACATGAAATGGATCACTGATCCAAATCTAACATAAGAAATAAGATATATAGGTGCCTTATGCCGTTTGGGCATAAGGGTACTCACTTGTGTATCTGAAGTGGAAGGACAGTTGCTGTGAATATAGAAAGCATCCCAGCGCATACAAATGCTGTAGGCCAACACCGACTGTCGGACATTCGAGTTAACTCCTCAGATGGCATGATATGGGACTACAACTCTCACGAGTGGGAACCATATCATAATATCGACGGAATATATTCGATTGATACCGATTTAAGTGATAAACCTGCGACATTGCATTGGGACTTTCACAGTAACTCGGATTATTCGCGTGGTGTTCAAAAGGTAGTCAATGACAGACCTGGTCTGCATCGAGTTTCCTGGTACAACCCCACGGATGGACACACTGCTAGTTACGATTGGGTGGAAACATCCCATCTTTCAAGCCGTGCTACACCTCTGACGTCATTTCCAAGTATTCCCAACGGGATATACGAGAATATGATTGCCGAAGTCAAAACAAAGTGCCTTAATAAGCTTCTCGATGAGAAAGCTCAGATCGGCGCAGCGTTAGGCGAGGCACATCAGACGATTAATGCGTTTGCCGACTTAGCTAAGGACGCGGCCCGATATCTAAACGCTTTCCGGCGTGGAAATCTCGGTGCTATTGTCCGTCGCAACGGCGGTAAGTCCATCCCCAAAAGCATTTCAGATGCTTGGCTCCAATATTCTTATGGCTGGAAACCTCTTGCAGGTGATCTGTATGCCGCTCAAGCTAATGTCCATCGGATATTAGCTCGTGGTATGCTTATCTCTGCTAAGGCGGGATCTAGTTACGAGACGGAGCTTAAGTATCATAGCAATTCTGGCGATTATGACGAAGTTACCAAGGTAAGACAGCAAGCGCTGTGCCAACTTGGTGCCCGTCTTCAAGGACCGGAAATTGCTTATCTGAACTCTTTTGGCTTGATCAACCCGTTTTCAATAGCATGGGAACTAGTTCCCTGGAGTTTTGCTATCGACTGGTTCGTACCAGTTGGAGCAACACTTGAAGCTATTACTGCGACTGTTGGTCTAGACTTCTGGGGTGGTCGAATCACCACGAGGCGCGACTACAAGATGACACGGACTTACGTGCCGGGTCGTCGTACCGCGTGGCGTGTGTGTGAAGACGTCGGTGAGTATAAAGAGAAGGGTTTCGGCTTTCAGCGCACTGCGCTTACAGCCTTCCCTAATCCCGAACTCTATGCCGATCTCACCCCTTACTCCACTACTCGTGCTCTAAATGCACTAGCGCTCTTCCACCAATTAACTGAAGGTGGAAGTAAATTCGTTGCGCATAGGTAATTAGAGACACGTCCTACCATACAACCATTGCAATTCCGCAGGTTGTTGACATAAAAGGTTGTTAATCCTTATGCCAAACATGGCCAATATGACCCTCACGGGTCCAGGAGCCGTTAGCTGGGTCTTCAAGCCCAGCAACGTTGTAGGTGGAGAAGCGACGTTCGTCAAGTCGACGGGCGTGCCTCTGGCCGATCAGGTTGCCAAGATTAAGGTCAGCCGCACGACCACTGGTCGTGTTAAAGTTGACTATCGTCTCAGCATCCCTGTCGTCCAGGATATGGAGGTGGCTGGCGTTACCCGACCCACCATCGTTCGGACTGCGTACTTCAACGGTACACTTACGTCCGATGCGACGTCGGATAGCGACGAGCGCCTTGAAATCCTCGAGCTTGCCGGTTCCCTTCTGGGGAATGCCGGTAGCTTGTCGGTCTTCAAGGATCTCGAGTACTTCACGTGACGAAAGAAAGGCCTGCAACTCGCAGGCCTCGTCGCAAGAAGTCCACTACCTGGGTGGCCGGCATTGTCGGTGTGACTACGGCGCTCGCGCCGTATATCATCGACTTAGTCCGTGCCTTCCGTAAACACTAAGACAAACCCGTCTAGTGTTAGCCATATCAGGAGCTTGCTCATGGCACATCGTCCTAAGAAGGGCTTGCCCTTCCCAATGGATTTACCGTCTGACTTAACATCTCAACTTGTCGAAAAGCTCCTCTCTTTGAGTAGCAGCCCTAAAGCTGACTATCTTAAAGAAGTGCTCATGACAAAATTCGTATCGCGAGATACGGACCCCGCTCCTTTGCGCCGGCAGCGCGCCATTGAGAAATGGTTAGCAACCGAAGTAAGGAATGAGGAGACCAATGAACGGATAATAACAACGCATGAGGAATACCAAATTTTACCTCATGTTCCGTTTAAGGTCTTTGTTGAGTGGTGTCGCCGCTTTGTCGTTGACATAATTGGAGAATACCCCCTAGAAGAAACCCTCGTGGGTGCCTTCTCGGGTGGAGCTTCAACTAGTCGGAAACGTACAGAGAGCCACCCAGCTCTAAAGTACGCCGGTATAAGCCACGTAACCCCTCGATGCCTACCTTGGTGGGAGTCTGCGAAGACTCTTATGCCAGGATGGCATACCATTGACAATCCCTATTTTGGACCCTTTAAACCGGTTCAGGATTGGGTAGTTGAAGGTGTTGTTCGTCCAGCTAGATATGGCCCGTTTAATTGGGTACCTAGTCGGATTGAAGCCGAAGCCTTTCCTGTAGTGATACAGGAGGTGAAAGGTAACGTGCTGTTTACTGTTCCCAAGAAATCTGATATTGACCGGGTTGCTTGTAAAGAGCCCGATATCAATATGTTCCTTCAAAAGGGAGTAGGCACGTTTCTTCGACGTCGCTTACGTAAGTTTGGTATTGACTTGAACGATCAGTCCCGTAACAGGGATTTGGCTCGCCAGGGTTCTATTACCAATCTTCTCGCAACTCTGGATCTATCCAGTGCGAGTGATTCAGTAACAACGGAGTTGGTTAATCTCCTTCTTCCGACGTTCTGGTTCACCCTACTTGACGCCTCGCGGTGTCATGTTACCATCATTGATGGGGAGGATCATCAGAACCATATGTTCAGTTCGATGGGCAATGGCTTCACATTTGAACTTGAGAGCTTGCTCTTCTTCGTTCTGTGTAAGGCAACAGCCTATTTTACAGGAACACGTGGAGTTATCTCCATTTACGGTGACGACATTATCTGCCCTGCAGAAATGCACCATGAGGTCTCCTGGGTTCTCGGTTATTTCGGGTTTCTCCTTAACGAGGATAAATCCTTTACCGATGGCCCATTTAGGGAGTCTTGTGGTGGTCACTTCTACTTAGGAGATGATATTACTCCTTTCTACATAAGGGAGCCAGTGGCTCGGATGGATGTTCTCATTGACGTAACTAACAAGTTGCGTGAGTGGTCGCGTTTGTCTCCTTCACTGAATTTGCTTAATCCGGAAACCGAAGAGATTTGGCTATGGCTTAAGCAGAGAGTTCCCCGTTGTCTTTGGGGTGGAGTGGATACCGCCTTCAAATATCAGCTTGTGTCGCGAGACACTCCTGAGAAACGTCTGTTTGAAGAGACAGATAGCTCAGGAACTGGTATCGGTGGGTATTTCCACTGGCTGAATGCCACATGGGACAGGGCTTCTCCCTCTGACGGTATAACGACTTCGCGTCGTACGACCGCAACTGGTAAGTACCGGTTGAAGAGGGCCCTGCCTTCAGCAGTAGACCGTTTGGAGACCTATTTCTTCTCAGAAATATAACCCAACCGGCCAACCCCGGGCCTCGCGGCCCGGTTTGCCTAACGGCATGGAGTTGTAATGTGTATTGAGAAATGCACATTACGTAAAATGGAAACAAC